CAACTTCCACCTAAGCTCCTCAGCAGCCTCTACAGCCGCCTGAAGCCCTTTTAGTAAGGCTTGGTACTCTGGATGAGCATAAGCCTGATTTTCCCTGTCTGCGACCGTATTTCCAATAGCCTGACTGAACAAGATTGCTTTCTTGCTTTTCCGAAACTCCTCTAGGTACGTTACCTCAGCCTTAGCCTTAGCGTAAGCCGTAGAGTTCCGGTAGATAAAGTCGATTGAAGCGTGTGGGTTAACCTGCATACCTAGCCTCAGTAATGGAAACTCGGATTGCCTCAATCAGCTTCTCAGCATTCTCCGGCGAGATAGATAGGTTTGCGCTACCGTTGGATAACATCACGTTAATCCAGACGTTATTGCCAATCGTATCGACGAAAATTGCTGTGTGTTGGGTTATTCCTTCAACTTTCATAATACCCCCTAAAAACCGGGGTTTCCCCCGGATGGTTGATTTACCAGCTAGAGTAATGTTCAGATGACAAACGGCGGTTTGCGGAATCTTCAGCATCCATTGCCAGATCGCTTTCCAACTGAGCAATGCGCTGATTTTCTTGTACGCGCTCTTCCGGTGTAAGGCACGACAGGAAAAACGCATAGGCGCGATCTTCGTCGCTGCGGTCAAACGCTTTTAGCATTTCGCCAAATTCATTAACAATTGCGATTTGGTAATCTTTGGTATATGTAATTTCCATAATTTGCCCCCTTAGTCATCCCGCTGTGTGCTGCGGTATGGACGTATCTTCGCAAAACTGTTTCGGAGCGTCAACACATTTATTTCTATCGGTAAATACATTGCTATAGGTAAACGCTATTCCCTGCAAACCTCTTTCACCGCCTTTATCGCGTCAATTACGTTACTGACAACTGTTACCTGCCCTTTCCAACTGTGATGCCATAAGACCTGATCTGGGGTCAGCTTGGCTTTCTCATCCCGTTTTATCTCCAGCAGGACGTTTTTACCCTTGTACCCAACAAGAATATCCGGGCAACCCTTGCCTACCGCATGTAGATGCTCGACTTCCATCCCCAAGCGTCTTAGCTCTTTGACGATCTCAACCTGATTAGAATCCACCCGTTTATAAACCACGCCAATCCCCTTTCTTGCCCCGGTTCCCAAGTTCCCACTGGATGCGGCAATCCTTCTCCAGCTTATCCCGCCTATCACCCTTGACCCTGGACAGATAGTCCATTGCCTTGCCCCTATCCTCTACTCTCCAAGCTAAGACTTGGCGCACTTCGCACCTGTGCCTATGCTCTAAAACTTCCTCGGTTGTCAAAGTCAATTCTCGCCCCTATTCTTTCCACAAATTGCTGGCTTAGACTGTCGTACCATAAACCGTACCACTCAGTGCCATCCCCATTCCGCTGCTTCTCGCACATTAGGTAGGTATCCGGCTGAGTCTCGTCTATCTGCTCACCCCGATTCTTGGCGTTTTCCTTCTTCTTGTTACGCCACACCAAAAAGACGTTATCCACCTGATCCGAGATAGAACCCGATCCTTTCAAGTCGTTCTTGTTCGGCTGTGTCTCGTCCGTCTGCTGCTTGCGGATATGGTGGACTAGGTGAACGTGAACGTTATGATCTCTCGCTAGTGCTGTTAGTTCGTCGATAAAGGATTTCTGCCCATTAAAGTCATCCTCGTTCTTGACGCACTTCATTAGGCTGTCGATGATGATGTGCTTAACGCCTAGCTCAGTGGCGCAATACCTCGACATAGCAATCACCTTTTCCGGCGTAGTGGTTCCCTGCTGGTCGTAAAGGTACATTTTGTCGGATAAAAACTTGTCCATCCGGTCAACCATCTTCGTGATGAATCCCGCCCTGTCATGGGTAAGCGGGTCATCCAGCGATTCCCCGGAGAACTGTCTAAGCATCCGTTGTAACGTTCTCTCTGGCTTCATCTCGAATGACGCTATACAAACCGATTGACCCTGCTTCACCAAGTGCAGCGCGATTTGACCAGTAATTAAGGATTTACCGCCACCATTAGAGCCAGCGTAAACGGTTACCTCGCCCTCACGATAGGCAAAGGAATCATGCGTCTTAGTCCAAGGCATAACAACTTTTCGCTCTACCGTTTCCGATAGGTAAGACTCTTTGACCGACTCCAGCCAATCACGAGCCTTCCTTACCCGGATCGTTACATCGTTAGCGTGAAGGTACTTTTCAACGTCAATGGTTTCAGATTTCAGGATTCTGGCTTTCCTAGCCTCGTCTAGTTCAATCGCCCTTGCTTCAATGCTCATCATTCTTCCCCTTGGTTTCAATGGCTCGGTTTAAATACCATATAGCTTTCTGCAAGTCTTGCGTATATGTACCCTTGTGTTCTGCCCTGCTTATGTACTTCACAGCGTTACCAAGATGAAAATCAAGCCGCTTTGCTTCGATGTAGTCGATAGTCTCGATGCCGCCTGTCTTGTAATGCGGAGGATGGTTCACCATGTCAGACATAATTCTTTTCCTTAATCTTTGCCAGTAGCATCGTAGAGAACTCGCTAGGCTTTTTCGTTAGGTTCCAAATCGCCTTGATCTCTGCGGTAGATAAGTCTTTCCATCCAGAATCAACCGGCTCCTCTGGCTCAGGCTCTTTCGGAAACTCAATCAGCGGCTCTCCGGCTAATCGATCAGCAAGGGCTTTCGTTAAGGCATGGTTCGTGTACATCAGCTTTAGAATCTTCAGTAGTTCCTCGGCTTCCTCTCGCGCTAGTTCAATCGTCATTGTTTCCCCTAGTTAATGTAACTTACTGCTTCGTTGATTCTGGATACAGCCGTTTTAAGCCGTTTTCTGTCCTCAGCTGATACTTCCCTACCCTCGCTTACGTCAAACGCCGCTATGGACGTAATAAGTGCCTCAAATTGGATTATTTTCAGCAGGTCTGTTGCGTAGAACGGTCTGCGTACAGGTTTATTGAAATGTTGTTCTTTAAGGTAATTGATATTGTTGTCGTTAGGAAATAGGTCTGTCAAGTCCATTCCTACGGCTTCAACGACTTGATGCGCTGAACATCCGGCAAAGCACTTCAGCAGGATTCGACCGTCATCTGTTTCCGTTATGGCAAGGCTTGGCGATTTGTCGCCATGAGCAGGACAGCAAGCAGTCCAGCGACCTTTAGAGCCTTTGACCTTTTCGAGTTTGTTTAGCAAGTCTCCAATCATAGAACCCGTCTCCCCATAGTTGTATTGACGTTAGGTTTGACCTCATCCTCCCAACGCCTATCGTTTAGCCAAGTCGCTGGATGAGGAACAAAATCAGTCTCTTTTTTCCTCAATTCCTGCTGATCTATGGCAATCAGCATCTTCTTTAGTTCATCATCGTTAGGCTTAATTTTCAGCCACCGTTTCAGAGCATTAGGTTTTGCTACTTTACGAGGATAATGTTTCCAGAAAGTATCAAATCGATCAATAATCTCTGAGTTAGTCTCTGTCTTATTAGAGACTACGCAACCTTTTCCAACACGATTCGGCAAAACTTGCGTAATGCTGAACTGCAACTTTTCATAATCAAGACGGTAATAAAGTGTCTTGTCCCACAGGCTGTCGCTCTTTTGTTCGGCAATCAAAACCTCTAGCTCTCTTAACTTTTTGAGAATAGAAAAGATGGTTCGCTCAGACCAAAATGGGAACTGTTTTTTCCACTCACGAACAGAGTTATAGACCCACGAATATCCGTCCGGCATTGGGTCTTTACGGCTAGTCCAGTAATGGATTTGCTGGATAACGATAGCCTCATTTAAGCCGTAATCAACAGCTAAAGAAGGAAGCACAACTAACGGGTATTCATCGATTAGTTTGCTCATAGTTCCTCCGACCAAATCGGGAAGTTTTGCCGATAAAAGTTTTCAGCATCATCCCTTAGGTGAGGAATTGCATTGTCAATTAAAAATTGCGCTATTTTTTCGTAGTTTCTTGGATGACTAAACTTTAGTAACTTCGCAATTACTCCAGACGCTTGAGACTCGGCATCTTCTCTTGCGTACAACTCCGAATCAGATAACCTTTTCAAAACATCCAATTCAACGTATCCAATTAACAAGTTATATATTTCATTAACGCTATAAAAACTTAATATTTCTTTAATTCTTTGTAACTCTAAATGCTCTACGTTGTGACACTCATCGCACAAGACTTCAAGTTGATCTGTCTCATAATCCCACGGGTCTCTGCCCTTAAAGTATTGTTTATGATGAACGTGCAAACTGTTTTCCTTAGAACCGCAGTCTTGGCACTCCCACCCTGCTAACTCCAGCATCTCTAATCGCTTTTTCTGCCATTCAGGACGCTTCAATAGTTGCCAATATTCCATAGCTTTTTCCAATAAAAAAGCCCTAGGAGAGACTCTCACCGATTAAGGTGTTGGCGGACTGGTGGGTAACCAGCAGAGTCCCTTCTAGGGCTTACCCAAACACGCCGCCAAGCGTGAGCAAAACTATACCTGAACGTTTCTCAACTGACAAATCTTACAAACATTGTGTTCCTTGAACTGCATTGACGATCTGGACTTCTTGCAGCCAGCGCAATATCTCAGCCCATGGTGGTATTTCTTAATCGTTCCAGTTTTGTCGCTTAACGTTGGAACTGAGAGTTTTGAAGGTTCTTCTTTCAACTGGTTGCCCTCTAGGAGTTGTCTTTCTAGGTTCAGGGTACTTCTCTAGCTTAGGTTGCGTTTCTTGCAATCTTTTTAATGTTTTCTCGTATTTCATTGTCTCATAATGTTGTTGTTTGGTAATAGAATGTTCCTATAGGATTTGATTTATCTATAGAAATGTTTTTACACCTATCTGTTAAGGTATGGCATTATTTCGGGGCGGTAACTTACTAGAGGATAAATATGAACGCACAGGAATTCGAGCAGTTTTTACTTTACGAACTGTTAGACGGTCATCCAGATGATGTGCTTTGCCACATGACAGCCGCAGATATTGGCGAAGAATTCTCACAGATGTTATGGGTTTGGTCACAGCATCATCAAAATCCTATCCAATTGAGAGACAGTATGCAACGGTTCATTATCAACATGATTAACCGTACTGTGAAGTCTAAGAACTTGCCTGAATACGATGAGACTGACGAGGATCGTCATTTTGAGCATCAAGACAGGCTGTATCAGGAACACAAAGACCGGGAAGCAGAAAACTACTTTAAGGGGAAAGAAGCATGAAAGCATTCCCAAACGTAACAAACGAGAAGGGCATGGACTTACGCGATTACTTTGCAATAAGAATTATGCAAATGTTAATGCGCGATATGAATCCTTATATTGATTCATGGAACGCTCATGAGGAAGCTGACATCGCTTACAAAATAGCAGATGCAATGATAGAAATGAGGACAAAATGAACAAACTATTCAGGACAGACGATAAGCTAGCTGACTTTATCGACCGTCATTCTGGTAAAGTCATCTTTCTAATGTTTCTACTGGCTTTGTTATTGGATAGCGTATGACATCAATCCTAGACCCATCATTCAAATATGTCTCGTCTGGCAAAACAAACATTCGTAAGACTTTTGACCGTATTCGCAAAGAGCAAAAGGAGGCTGCAAAGATACAAGCTAATGAGAAAGCACAACCTAACAATATCATCTTCAATAAAAAATTCGCTAAAGGATAAATAATGGATAACCGTCAACAGGAGCAAGAAGAACAGCAACAATGGCTTGTGTATGAGAAGTTACAGAAAGCCAGAGTTAAGCTCCAGAATATAGAACTCAAGAAGTCAGGACATAACAAGTTCGCAGGGTATCGCTACTTTGAACTGACCGACTTCCTGCCTACCGTCAACTCGATATTTGCTGAACTAGGTCTTTGCCATACGCTAGAGTTCACCAGTGATCTAGCGACAATGCGTGTCATTGATACGGTTGATGGTGGCTGCGCTAAGTTCACCTGCCCTATGGCTTCTGCTCAACTCAAGGGTTGCCATGAAGTCCAGAATCTAGGCGCATCGATTACCTACATTACTCGTTATCTATTGGTAATGGCTTTGGCTATCTGTGAGCATGATGCGTTAGACGCTACAACAGGCTCAGAAGAACCTAAGTCCGCAAAGCCTGTCACTAAGTCGGTATTTGACGAACTAGACTCAGAATCTCAGGACGAGATTCGTAGCTATGCAGCCGACGTAATTATGATGATTCACAAGGATCAGATAGGTGAGGCTGTGGAGTACATCAATTCTCTGGAGCTAGATGCGGACTGGAAAACTGCACTCTGGAGCCAGTTGGATAGCAAGCAACGATCAGCAATTAAGAAATTCACTAAAGGATAATCATGGAATACGATAATACAAACCGAGGCACATTAGGACGTAACTCGAATAAGACTGAGGATAGACACCCTGATTATTCAGGAACGATCAATATTGACGGTAAAGACTACTGGCTATCTGGATGGCTGAAAGAAGGCAAAGCAGGTAAGTTTTTTTCTCTGGCAGTTAAGCCTAAAGAGACAAAGAAGCCAGCAAAGAAGGTCGAGTTTCAAGACGATGATCTAACGGATGCGCCTTTCTGAGCATTAAATGAGTAATTATTTTGCACAACTGAGAGCCAAAAGAAAGGAGAAAGGACTTTGTTTGGCTTGTGGGAAACATCCAGTTCCATGTGAACCATGTAGACAACGAAACAAGGAATACATGAGACGCAAAAGAGCCGGAATCCCACAAGAACAGAAAGTTAAAGAATGGCACTCAAAAAGAAATTACTATCTCAAATATAAATATGGAATTACTGAATCGCAATATGATGATATGTTTAATGCCCAAAGCGGGAAATGTTCCATTTGTGGCTCAACAGAAACTAAAGATAAAAAACGTCATCGTCTTATGGTAGATCATGACCATGCAACAGGCGCTGTGCGTGGATTATTGTGTTCATCATGTAATAAAGCATTAGGGCTTTTCAGTGACTCAATAGAGACAATGTATTCCGCAATTAAATATCTTAAAAATGTAATACCTAAAAATTAACTATGGAGGAAAGCGGATGCTAGCTTTTCGATTAACAAATCGTCAAGGATAGAACTGGTGAAGCGAGTACTCCACCCTTAAGCCTAGCGATAGGTGGCGCACATAACCTACGCAGCATACGCACAGTCTCCTATCAGGTAGGTTTCTCCCCTCTGTGTGAGTATGTTGACAGCCCGGAAAGACGGGCATTAACTCAGGAGAAAACATGGAATTGCTGGACTATTTACTAAAGACCTACAACATTAAGAATGACCGCCAATTAGCCCTAACGCTAGGCGTATCAACACCTACGATTAGCAAGATTCGTAATGAGCGATATGGCGTATCGGCTAGCATGATGATTGCCATTCACAAGACCTTTGCTATGCCTATTGAAGAAATTGAGAGTTTCCTATGAGCTATGAAGCAACCGAACTATTAGTTGTCCGTTGGGGTGAGGCTAGAGGAATCATCCAGAACTCAGACGCTAAGACGCAGCTATTGAAGGCTTTTTCTGAGATGGGAGAGTTAGCAGATGCGATTACCAAGCGAGATCGTGACGCAGTTATCGATGGACTTGGCGACGTTCTTGTATGCCTCACTATGGTTGCTGCTATTGAAGATGTCGATCTAAAACACTGTTTTCAGTCAGCCTACGAGCAAATTAAGGATCGCAAAGGCTTTTTGAACAAGGAAGGGGTATTCGTTAAAGATGACAAATGACCTTAAAAACGCTATCGATATGGTCAATGGCTGGTGGGCTAAGTCTATCGTCGCTATCCTGCTCTGCGTGATCGGATGGTACGTCGGTGGGATTCAGACCGAATCTAGGATCGCTTCTGACTGTAAGTTTGCAGGGGCATTTCGCGTAGACATCCAAGCATTTACTTGCCAGCGCAGACTATGACTAAATTTTGCACCAGTTGCCAAGCCATTAGAGACATAGAAGGTGGAGTTACTAGACCGACTAGGGGTACAACTCGCTGGATATGCAAATCCTGTATCGAGAAGAAATCTCCGAGCATCTATCGGAACCTATCCGGGAAGCCGACTCCAGTAAACCACATTAACCGACTTGTCAGACAATTAAGGGAACACAATGGGTAGACCTAGAAAGAATCCTGACGATCCTAAGTGGCAACCTGTGGCAGAACAAGTTATGGGAGTACCAGTCAACGATGACTGGCGATTGTTCTTCGCAGCGGCTCTAGGAGGCTTAATTGCTAGGGGTAGTGGTCAGACCTATGACCAGATGATAAAAACAGCCTCAGAGATCGCTACAGAGGCTCAGAAGTCACTTTCTTAGGGCTTCGTATTGGGTGTAGCATTGCTTGAGGGCTGACCTGAGTTCGTCGGCTTCTCTAGCGACCCTGACAAGAAACTCTCCATCCTCTCGGTAAAGCTCTTTTCCGCTACAGGATGCTGGTCTAGTGCCGGAGGAACTGGGCAAGGAACTTGTTTCGGTGGGGCGGGTTTGACGCTGCTGCAAGCTGTTAGAGAGAGCATTAGCCCTAGCGTTAATATTCCTGATTTCCGCATCTTTCTCTTTCCTTAACTGGTCAGCGTTAGCCTGTAACTCCTGCTCCTTAGCCCTAGCTTCTTCCTGAGCCTTAGCGTACTGAGCATATTGCTCTGCTTTCTCTTTATCCCAAGCCTGTTGTACCTCAGCCTTGCCTAGCTGGTGTCCTTGATACAGACCTCCGGCTCCTGCAACGCCTATGGCTGCTACAACGCCAATGATGACGTAAGGGTTCATTTCGGCGGTACTTTTGTGCCATCAAGTTTCTTGTGAATCTTGACCTCACGACAGACTTGTACCTCTTTACCCTGTCTTTTCTCAGCGTGACAGACCTTCTTTGTCTCGCCAGCGTGAATGTTAAACACAAGTAGAAGACTAAGAACGACAGTTCCAACCATTCGTATCGCAATCATGTGATCTCCGGGTGTGGTGGTTGTTCGGGTGCTGCTTTACCGTTATAACCTGCTGAGGCTATTGGTGCAATCGTTGGCTCCATACGAACAGGAGCCTGTGTAGGTGAAGGTGGTGGTGCTTTAGGTGGATCAGTCCAGTCACTCGCCTTAGATACTCCGGGTGGTGGATCAATCAACTTAGCAACCCCGTCTTTACCTTTAATGGCAAGCAATGTCGCTAATGCGCCTAGTATGTACTTGGACATATCAGACAGCAGCATAAAGAACTGGCGATCCGCAGGTGCAATAGATGTCATCGGCTGAGTGACGAAAACAACCGAATACATCGCTAAACTAGACATCATCAAAAGTACGACACAGAACGTGCTACCAATAATCAACTTAATGACTGAATCAATCTGGTCAGGACTCCACTTCATTTTTGTTCCTCCGGCTTAAAGTCCGCAGCAGGTACTAATTGATCTGGACAAGTTCCCGTTACAGCACAAGTAGGACGCTGGCACTCAGGTTTATTCCAGTTTTTGTTATCTTGGCAAGGATAACGGAACCTATCCTCACAGCCTACGAGACTAAGAATGAACAACAGCCAAAGCACGCGCATACTGAGCCTCTCTATCTTCCATACCCTTGTAACCACCGTTAATGACCTTAGTCATGCCTCGTAAGTCTGTGGCATCAGCGAATCGATTGAGCTTGTTAGTCTCCCAGAACCAGCAAGCAGACTGTGCAGCACCTTCAAACGTCTGTGTGTATTCTGAGGCTTGTTCTGGAGTCATCTCTAGGCTAGCAGCAAACCAGAAATAGTTATCCTTGCCTGTTAACTGGATCAGTCCTCTACCCTTGTATCTAGCCCCATCTCCACTAGCCTCGTCACCGTTACCCATACGGTTAGCATAAACATGGTTAGCAATCTTATCCGGCTGTTTAGCGTAAGCCTTAGCTTGAGCGTCTGTAGAGAAATACTTGGGGAAAACTTTAAGGAGTCCTGAAGCAGAGTAGTTCAGGTTTTCCGTTAGCCATACGAACCCACCTGATTCGTGATGACATTGGGCTAGGAAAGCCGCTATACGGTTCGGAGTGGTTATTTCGTATTCTTCTAGGAGCGACTTACCGCCTAGTTCGGTCTGCTGGCTGAATAGAGCGTCGTACCATTGATCCGGGTACTTAGAATGAGGAATAAATTTCCTGAAAGCATTACGGTCAATCACGATACATCCTCTCTATCAGTATCTCTCGCCTTAACTCTTTCATCTTTCTAATCTCGATGATAGCGGCTTGATGAGCGTAGTACATATCGTAGTACATGAAAGCCAGAATAGGCATTACGATAAAGAAAGTTAATAACACCGCCATGACAGTAATCAATAAAGTCCAAGGGATGTTTTCATCATCGCGCTTCTTGTCGTCAGCCACATTAGACCCACCGCCCATAGAACTACGAAAACTACTGCTGAAACCCACGCCACTTTTGACTTGATTTCCGCTATTCTTTTTTTGCGTCGCCATGATGCTATCTGAGCTAGCCTAAGTTCTTCTGCGTGAGCTTCTTCTTGCTCTTTGACGATACGCTGCCACATTTCTTCGAACTTGCTCCACAATGATCCTAGCTCTGGTGGAGCCTTGTAGACCATCGTTTCGCGTATCTCAGCTAACATCGCATCAAGCCGAGAAGTAATCAATATCCGCTTTAATGCTCTCCTACCTATGGATTCTTCACCCTTATAGACCTGTTTGGCTTCTAACTGCTCCTTGAGGAATAGCTTACTGATAGAGTCATAAGCATCCATCAATGCGCCTAGCTGGTTGCCGATGTCCGTAAACACATCGTTAGGGTCAGCCTTGGCTATCTCCTGAACCCTCTGTACTTCAGCGTTATATTGCTGTTTCTGTATCGGAGTCGGGTCAACAATCTTCTGATACTGTGCCTTCAGATCATCCAGCACATCCTTAACGTCACCTGCCGCACCCTTGATCTCTTTGTAAAGTTGACAGCCTTTCTTTACAGCCGCAACCGCAGCATTAGCAGCAGCAAGTAGCGTTAGAGGATCGATTTATTCCTCTGGATCGGGCTTCTGATTCTTCTTGGCAATCTGTAAATGCTGGTGCTTAAACCAAGTACCAATTAACAAGCCGATAACACCGATTGCTAGACCACCTAACGCAGCGAATTCGTTAGCCGTAAGACCAAAAAAAACGGCAGTCGCAGAACCGCCGTAAGTCGCCGCTGCTGAAGCTTTGCCAACGTCCATTTAAGCACCCAATAAGCCGCCAAGACCCTCACGCTGCATCAAATCTCTGACAGCCTTCTGATAGTCTTGATTCGTTGATAATGCCGCCATCTGCTGATTGTATTGAGTAGCAGCACCCCGGTTTAATCGACCACGACGATTGTATAAGTTCTCTGGTGTCGTTAGATATTGATTTTGCAATGCCTGTAAGTCCTGACCGAAACCAGCTCTCAGGCTTACGTTAGTCGGAGCATTAAACGCAAACGGAGTACCAGTAACTAGCTCTTTGCCACGCATTTGACGCTTGGATAGCTCTATAGGACTACCAAAAGCAGCCGATCCACCCTGTAAGAAAGGCTTAGGCTCCTCTGTATATGTGACCGTAGTAACAGGCGCAGGGGCTACATAACCCGGAGTTTGCTCGGCTTGAGTGGTCGTTACGGTAGCATTCTCAGGACGGGTAAAGGCTGGCTGTGGGGCAGAATATGTACCGTAGCCACCGTAACCACCCATAGCCATAGGATTGAACCCCATAGGATTGAATCCAGCCATAGGGTTAAAACCACCCGCAGGGTTGAAACCACCCATAGGTTTGTTTATCGCATACTGACTAGGCATGAACCTAGCCTGTTGCATTGTCTGCTGTGGGTACGGCTGTAGGGCATTTGCCGGAGCCTGTCCTTGACCTGCCATGATTATCCCCTTACGGTGTTACTGCCCAGACAACATTGTACGGAAACCCTGCTTGCAATGGAATATCCCGCAAGGCTTGACGATAGGTAGCCCAAGCAGCCTTATCTACGACTGCATCAGCTAGTTGCGTCCAATCTGAAGCCGATAGCAGGGCATTACGCTGTTCACGAACACTAGCAGCCTCACTAGCCGTTTCCTCTGCCGATTTGTCCACGACAGACCACACTTGAGTCCAGCGGTCAGACTCGAAAACAGGCGTACTTTCTGCCAATTTCTGAGCATTGCTAACCTCTGGCTGTGGCGACGTAAAAACTCGTACCAGACCGAATTGTTCCAGTTCAGCGTCAGAAATATTCGCTGCAAAACTTACGTTAGGGTTAGCCAAACGTAGGTCAGTCATCGTGTAGGGATACTTGACCACTGAACCGTCTTGAATAAGTGCAAACATGGTTTACTCCATTTGCTTTTTGACAACAGCCAACATAATTTTGGCTTTCTTTTGCTCTAGCTTTTCCGATGTCAGAAGGGTACGCAGTTGCTCGGTAAATGCCGACAATTCTGCGCGTTCGTCTGCTGACAAGGTTTCTATCTCTTGTAACGCAAGTGTGTAGTTATCTATGTTGATCTGATAGTGCATCACCTCACTCTCACGAGCTTCCAATGATGTTTTCAAGATTTCTTCACGCGACTTATTTTCCACTTGCTCTCCTGTTAAGCGTTAATTTGACCAAAAGCGATATTATGACAAGTACCAGTATCTCCCGGACTGCCTAAATAAGTTCCAAATCCAGAACCAGACCAACTATACATCCTATTTGTTCCTGTAGAAACAGTAGTAACAGCTAAAGCAGTTCCATCTTTGCTAAAAGCTACTCCATAGACGTTATCGCCCGGAGATGTAGCAGGATCAGTAAATTTAGAGCCAAATCCAGAACTCGACCATCCATAAACCTGAATATATGGACTTCCTTGAGTTCCTACTGCGATAGCAGTTCCCGCAGGATTAAATGCAACAGCTTCTCCCGCTGATCCCGGTAATGTCGTAGGATTTGCAAACTTGGTTCCAAATCCAGACCCAGACCAAGGATAGGCAGTCACAAATGGAGTCGTGGCATGGGCAATAGCGATTTCAGTACCAGCAGGGCTAAACGCAACCTCTCTTCCGTTACCAGTAGGTAATGTAGCAGGGTCGCTAAACTTAGTACCGAAACCGCTACCAGACCAAGGATAAACAGAAATTCTAGGACTTGTATCGTGGGCAACTGCTATTGCAGAGCTATCAGGGCTAAACGCGACTCCATTTCCAGCGCCGGTTGGAAGTGTCGCAGGGTTACTAAACTTTGTGCCAAATCCGCTAGATGACCAAGGATAGGCACTAACAAATGGGGTTGTATTATGTGCAACTGCTATTGCTGCACCGTTAGGAGCAAATGCGACACCATTCCCCTGACCAGCAGGTAATGTTGCAGGATTTGAGAATTTAGAGCCGAAACCAGTAGTAGAAAATGGATAGGCTGTAATGAATGGCGTAGTTGCATGAGCTACAGCAATTGCATCACTATTTGGACTAACTGCAACACCAAAAGCGTTACCTGTTGGTAAAGTAGAAGGGGAAGAATAAGTAGAGTTATAAAATGATCCGGGTAAGTATGGAGAAACTAATATATATGGGCTACTTACAGTAATAGATGCATAAAACTGTTGTGCTTGTGATGACCCAACAGTTGACCATGCAACGCAATTCCCTCTTCCAGCTAAACTAAATGTTGAAGAAAATTTAGTCCCAAATCCAGAAGATGACCAAGGGTAGACTGCATAATTATCCCCATTCAAATATGCTACAGCAATAGCATTACCATCAGGACTAAATGAAACTCCATACCCCGTATTATTCGGCAATGTCGTAGGATTTGAGAATTTTGTACCAAATCCAGAACTACTAAACGGGTATGCTGTTATGTATGGAGATGAGGCATGAGCAACTGCGATCGCAGTAGCATCCGGACTAAAATCTACGCTATATCCAGTGCCAGTAGGAGTAGTGGCTGGGTTGGAAAATTTAGAACCAAACCCTGCACTACTCCAAGCATATACATTTACATAAGGGCTTGATGAATTAGTCGTAGCTATGTAATTAGCAGCAAATGAAACACTTTGACTATCTCCAAGAGGAGTTACAGCAGGGTCAGATATTTTTGTGCCAAAACCAGAAGATGACCAAGGATAAACAGATATTCTTGATCCTGCATCATGTGCAACTGCGATAAATGCGTTATCTTTACTAAACGATACACCCCTACCCGTACTACTTGGTAAAGTTGCTGGATTAGTAAATTTTGTTCCAAAGCCAGAACTACTCCAAGGATAAGCTGTTATATACGGGCTTGTCGGATGAGTTACAGCTATAGCACTTCCATTTTGATTAAATGCAACACTTGTTCCTGTTCCTGCTGGTAATGTGGCAGGATTAGTGAATTTTGATCCAAATCCAGAGCTAGACCAAGGATATGCTGTAATAAATGGGGTTGATGAATGAGCTAATGCAATAGCATCACCATTAGGGCTAAATGCAATCCCTTGACCGTCACCAGTGGGCAATGTAGCAGGACTTGCATAAGCACCACCAAGCCCTGTAGGTTTCCATGAAAATACAGTTATATATGGAGATACTGGATGACCAAAAGCAACCGCAGCAGGAACATTGTTCTTGCTACTCGCCATTAGCAAGTCATGCGCCGCCATTATTTGACATCCTTACCGATGACAAAACCTGACCAAGTAGTGCCACCGTCGTGAGTAAAGAAGCCTAAGACATCTCTACCGCTTGTCGTTAGCGTAGGAGCAGTGCCACCAACCCACTTAGTACCAGACCACCAAGTAATCGTTGCAGAACCGCCATTCGTTAGGTCTAGGATAATGCTTGCCACCGATCCAGTCGTAGGCACGTTAGACACAGTAAATGTAGTCGTTCCGCTGATAGTCTTGGTGAAGTAGTTACCCTTAGACAAGTCAATGTCAGACGCAGATACAGCCTCACGACGCTCGATAATCGCACCTGAGTTCAGGACTAGATTACCCTTAGAATCAACCGTAGTCCGTAGGGTCGGAGTCGTTGATAGTGAGCCTGTGGTGTAGGTCTCGATGCGCCCCGGCATACTGGTCGTGCTAGGGTTACCGTCAACCTTGACCACTACCTTAGCGGCTTCGTCAAAGGCTCCACCATCATCACCAGCGAAACGAATCTGACCTAGAGCGTCACCTGACTGGACAATCCCGTTAGTGCCAATCGATGCACCGCGAGACTTCAGCATCCGAAGATCAGCACCGTTAGCACTAGCCTCCCACATAACTTCGGTAAGACCACCTACAACGCTAGTACCGTTAAGGATATGGTTAGTCGTTGACGCACCGTCAATTGTGTAATCTGTCCTAGAGCCTGAACGTAGCTTAGTCGGTAGCAGGATGCCGGTATTTGTAATGTCATCGCCAGAACTACCGTCTTGGAAGTTCTTTAGCTGTGCCATCAAGGTACGGATAGCATCGTTAATGCCACTAGGCGCACAACCCTCATCAATGTTAATGCTATTGATGTCTGTGTTTA